CCCAGATCGGGTAAAAGTGCAGTCCGATTGCGTTGGAGCTAGGGACTACTGCTCCAGATATAATATTGTTTCCGTATAATAACGAGCCGGAAACGGGCTCACGTATGCCATCTATATCTACAGGCGGTGCTGCGATAAAGGCGAGTATAAAACATGAAGTAGCTGTAAGTAAAGCTGGAATCATTAGCACACCAAACCAGCCTACGTATAGGCGGTTGTTGGTGCTAGTGACCCAGTTACAAAACTTCTCCCAGTTGGTAGTAGTGTCTCTTTGTAATGAGATTGCTGCCATGTGAT